AGCGAGTGGGAAGTATCACCTTGAGGGTATATCAGGAGATACCTACATATCCTTTGATAGTGAAACAGCGCAAGTAAGAACTTATATAAACAATGTCTTAGAGAATTATCAAAGTGCAACTGTATTCGGAGTTACAAATGATATTAATTTAGGTGGTGATATAATTGTTGGTGGTACTGTTGATGGTCGTGATGTGGCAACCGATGGCTCAAAACTTGATGGGATTGCTGCTGGAGCGCAGCCCGGTACTGTTACCGCTGTATCAGGATCAGCGCCAGTAGTTTCTTCTGGTGGAGCGACCCCAGCAATTTCAATGTTGTCATCAACGGCAGCCCGTAATGGATATATGACTTCAACTTTTGCCAGTAAACTTGATGGGATAGATGCTGGAGCAGATGTTACAGCTGATAATGCTCCGCAAGCACATAATCAGGATGCAGGGACAATAAATACTGGTGTATTCGGCACAGCAAGAATACCTAACCTTCCAGCGGCCCAGATAACGTCAGGTACATTTCAAGATGCGAGAATACCTAGCCTTAACTGCTCCAAGATAACAGCAGGAGATTTTAATATAGACAGGATGCCAAGTGAAGGTATAACCGAATTATCTATTAAAGTCAATAGTGGAGCAGATGAAATACAGGTAACAAATGGGATAATAGTTGGTTACACTCCAACTTAAAAGGAGAAGTAAATGTTAAAGAAAGTAGAGATATTAATTCTCAGAAAAAAAGCATTAATGAATGAATCTTTTGCAAAATCAAACGCACTTAGAGCTGACGGAGAAGAATTGGCAGAAGAAGTAAATGCTTTGGTTGATATGTATAATACCAATCAAAATCTGAACGGGAAAGTTGTTGAACTTAATAAAGAGATAGTAAAGCTTGAAAAGAAATAATAAATGGCGGAATTTGATAACTTAAAAACTGGACCGAGTGGTTTGCTTTTGACGGCCCCAAATACGAATTTGATAACTTTTACTTTTAATGCAGTACCAGATGTGTTCGATGTGTTCATTGATAGATTAACAATAACTTTTGGCGATGATGGTGACTTAGACGATGGCAACGATCGAACTTAACTTTAACAGAATAACGATAACGGATAATACTGATATGCCTATAATTGATATTAGGGCCTGGAAAGGTGTATATACTGACGGTGATGTTGAAGATATACCCGAAGAGATGCTTACTGAGCTGAAAAATCTAAGACCGTATCATGGACGACTTGTGAAAACTCATGGCTTTGGTGCAAAGATATCAGGTGTAACGGCGCAGATATTAGATAACTTGACCACATATCTTAACAGTAATATAACTAGTAATGATTTAACTGGTTTTATATATATTGGCGTATATGTAGCAGCTGATCCATCATGGGCGGTAACATTATATGGTTGCAATGCAGCAAGCACTACATGGTATACACTTACTACCTTTACCGATTTTACTATTGATGGAACATATTACCATAAGGATGCAAAAAATCCTATTTTTTCTTATAATAAAAACATAAGATTTCTTCCGGGTAATGTTAGCAAAGCAGACGGTACTAACGAGTCAAAGGGTATATGGGTAGGATACATAGGTTATGATCTGTTTGATGAAAATTATGGAACAACTAAAGGGTTTTATGATTATGACGTAACGCCAGCTAAACCAACTTTCGATTTTGTTTCGGTAGTAGAAACTGATTATACCGGCAGCCTTAGCGAGACCAACCAAGATTATTATTATAAGTTTTCTTATGTTTATGACGGGAATCAGGAAGGATTGCTTGGCGATGTGGCCTATCATTGGGAACCGAGTGCACAAAACAAAATGCTGTGGATGAATATTGAATGGGTGCAGTCAACGTTTAACATGAGGATTACGGGCCTTAAAGTTTATAGATGTACGACTGTAAATGGAACATATGAGCTAATGACATTTGTTGATTTTTTGAGACAAGCCAGCGAAGCGCCAAGTGGTTTGACCGGGACATATGATGCAGAAGATAGAGCATGTATTCCGGCGTTGACAACATATACATTTGCGGCAGAGGATTATAAAATTGATATTAATGGGGCCGGTAAAGAGGTAATTACCCGCCCTACTGCTGGAGAAGAAAATACTGTTTTTGTTTTTGACACCCATACTTCAACCGCTGACGATTGGAATGTTAGTTGGAAATTATATGATGATAAGGATGGTGACAATTGGACTACAATAAGAGCCTCAGGCGATGATGGAGCTTACTGGGGAACTCATACTACTATAATCTCAACTGCACAGCCAGACGGCTCTTTAATTGGGGGCGTATTGGAAGTTGTTAATGAACTATATGGGCTGTTCATTATAGACAATTATGACAAAGCTATTCGTACAGCTGATGCTGTTGGAACAGGAGTGACAAACAGTTGGTATAGAATAGCAAAACCATCGTCAGGACTTTATATACAAGACGAACTTTCCGGGAGTTCATACACTCATATCTATGATACGCTCACGGTAACACCATCCGGCGAACATCCGCTTGCTGGCGAAGTGTCTATCAAGGTTAATGGTAAATTCGCGGAAATGATAAGCGGAAGGTTGTGGCAGGCGAACATTGTTCTCGATCCAGGCGGTAAAGCTGAGGTTCATGATGATTGGGCTACTTATTCAGAATTATATCAGCCAGACGTTAATCCCATATCAAACGCGCGTTATATACCTGACCGCGAGGGTGGTGAAATGACGGGGCTTGCACAGGTGTTCGGAAATCCTGTATTCTTGAAAAAACAAGCAATGGTACGCCTTGACGTAGTAACAGCCCCAAATGCTCCAGGAAGCTGGGTAGTGATTGAATCTCCTCATAACATAGGCAACATAGCACCCGATGGCTATATAACCGTATTGGGCAATTTATATATAGTCTATTACGATGGGATTTACCGAATAAAACCAAGTAATTATTCCACTACGGATAACACCCCTACTGAAAATTTAAGGATAAGTGACCCGATAACAGATACATTCGAAACCATGACAGATGCGGAAAAAGCACAGGTTAGATCTGAATACGACCAGAATTTAAGTGAGATTATTTTTATCTTCCCATTGCTCGGAGGTGACGAAACATGGGCTTTTAATGTTGATAATGAACAATGGAGAGAAATAGAAACTGCAATAACGTTAAATGAATTGGCAATATTAGCGCTCGATGAAGTAGCGGATGTTATGGCATATGATGCTTCCGATAAAAAAGTTTATACACTTGCTGTTGAAGAAGATGTTGATATACAGTTTAATACAAAAACATTCCCTATCGCCTTCAAACGCTCTAAGCTGGTTAAGTACCTCACGCTTAGATATAAGAGCGATGAGGAGATTACTTTAGAAGTGTTTTCCGATATAATGTTTGAAGAAGGTGCTGTTGTTAACGGGTATACATATCGGATACAAGATGTTAGTGGAAGTGCCGATTTTTCCAATCTTTACACAACTGACGAGGCAGGAAACCCATCGGCTAGTTTTGCTGTAGGTGTTGAATTTATTGCGACTTCTTCTGCAGAACCTACAGCATGGGGAACAGGATCTCTTTTGCAGATAAGCGCAATAGCTACAAAAACTTTGCCGGTACATCCAGAGGCGTATAACGAAACCGTGTACATCGGACGCTGGGTTAAGGAATTTTACTTACAGTTTACAACAACATAGGATAAAGGAGACAAATTATGGCTGCTGGTGATATAACTGATGGAATGGTCGCAAGACTGGGAATAAGACTAGAAGATACTCCAGAAGATACATTTACTGAGGCGATGAAATTAGCTGCCTTGAATCAAGGACAGTTATATGCTGCAAGAGTATTATCAAAGGGTTACATAAGCGAACTCGAGAAAGCGGATACTGCAAGGGCGCAGACAGCAAACTCGCTTGCATTTTCAGCTCTTGATGGGGGATCAACTACAATACTCGGAGCAAGTGACGATTATATAATTTCGGTACAGGACGATTCTACGTCAAGCTATATGGCAAAAACAACAATTGAAGGACTAAAAGCGTTAGAAAACACATACATAGCAGGTGGCTCAACTAATTTTGTATGGTATGCTTTTGATGAAAAAATATTTACAGTTGGTGGAGGCGCTACAAGCAATATTCTTGTCGCTTATTACCAAACACCGGCCACAATGTCAACGAGTGTTGACCCGGTATTAGGTAGAGGTTTGTACGATTTAATTGTAACATTGGCTGAATCAGAGTTATGGACAGCAAGCGAAGAAGTTGAAAGGCATGTTGTCGCATGGGAAAGCGCCATAAGACAGATAAAAATATTAAATGAAAAATACAATGAACCCGTTGAAGTCGGACCGGGAATGTAAAGGAGATAAATTATGCCTGCTGGTGATACCACTGATACTTTAGTAGAGAAATTACAAATAAGGATGGAAAACCCTGAGGCAGATAAGTTTACAGATACTATGTGTATTAAGGCACTGGACTATGCTCATATAACGTCTGCCCAGTTATTGCGACCTGAATATTTGGCAGAATTTCAAGCAATAGAGCCGGATCTGGCAACTGCGTCTGGTGTTATAGGTTTATCTTCATTAACTTATGATGTGTTAAACTATGGCTATGGCATTATAATGGTAGAAGACGATAATAGCGGTGAATATTTTCAGCGCATAAGCCCGGCAAGACTACGAAGATATGAGAATTCTTATCTTGCTAGCGGTACAACAAATAAGTTGTATTATGTTCTTGATGGCGAGATAAACGTTTTGGGATATACAGACGTGGGAAAAATAACGGTTAATTATCTTCGGGCGCCGATTGAAATGTCAACAAGTGTCGATCCGCTGTTGAATTCATTCTATCACAACATTATGCTTAATTTCGCGGAAGCACAACTCTGGACAGCAAACAAAGATTTAACACGAAGAAAAATAAAGCTTGAAGAAGCATACGCACAGATAGAGATGCTTAATGCCAAATATACCATACCGCTTGGGATTGGCATTACTCCGTTAAACAGATAAGGAGAATATTATGGGAGTTCTTGGTTATTTAGGAGATATGTACGGAAAAAAGAAAAACAAGCCGCAGCTGTTCGAACATACTCCCCAGGGTAAGTTTTTGAAAGATATGTCAAAGACTGGTATTTACAGCCCCGAGGTTAAAAGAAACCTGATGGGTAGAATGGGTTCCGAAATGGGTGGTGTCGCATCAAGGCGTAAAGCCCAAAGCAGGGGTTATTTGCAAAGCAGAGGGATGACTAATAATATGGGTGGCACATCTATAGCAGCGGCTAGACTTATGGATGCTCCCGACAGAGATACGCAAAGAACAATGGGAAGGGAATCGCTAAGGATTGACACCGAAAATGAAATGTCAAAAGTAAAGGCTGGTGAAGCTCTTGCTGCAGGAAAAAACAAAAGCAGAGAGCAAAAGCAAGCATGGCAAGCTGATTTCTATAGTTCTGCTGGGCGAGGAATTGATGAGATGGGCGAAGACGTTGCGATGGCTATGATGACAGGCGGAATGTCAGAAATTCCAAAAACAATGGCGCTTGGTGGGGATAAGTATATGCAAATGAAACAGTATCAAAATGATGAAGATTATTTGCTGGGGCTTGAAAAAGAGTATAATGAACTAAAAGAAATGATAAATAATCGTGGGCGTTTAGGTGGTGGTGGTGTTCAAGACTCAGAGGAAGTATGGGGATCGGGTGGTTACGATGGATATAATTTCCAATAAAGGTAGGGTATAATGAATGCTAATAGAAGAGCGGCATGGTTGGAGAGACAAATTGCCGATATGCGCAAAAGCCTGCAGAAAGAGCCTGCAAAAATTCCAGCGACCCTTGCAGAAAGGGAAGCTTTAAGATTACAAAATCAGGATTTTTTGCAAGGTGAATTAGGTAATAGGCTTGGATTAAAATACCCTGGTGGTACACAAGCATATTCAGATTCAGTTGGGAGAGGTTTAAGACAAAAAAGAATCCCGACAAGAACCGAGAGCAGATTGGGCGGCAAGGTTTCTATACCTGATTCGGTTGCAACGTATGGAATCCGTATGAATGATCCTAATCTTTCTGAATCTGACCGCCTTCAAGCCGGAGAAAAGTATGACCGCTTTACGAACATAAAAAGAGATATGGACCCTTCGGCTGCAGCTGCAGATGACAAAGCATTGTTAAGGGATAAGTTTTTACATGGTACTCCTGGGGAAAGAGCAGAGGCGACAAAAATATATATGGATGAAGGTAGGATAAAAGGTTTGTCGTCAGCACCAAAAACACCAACTCCGGAAAAGAAACCTACCATGATACAGGCGCGCGAAAAACATACCGATGCCCTTATGAAACTGAATAAGCTGCAGAAAACAACAGTAATGACCGATGAAGATTTGAAAAAAATGAAAGATAGCCCATTTATGGCTGCTGTTTTGGGTAATATGGATATTTATACAGCTGACCAGGTCGATAGTGAAGTAATGAAAAACTTGGTTACGGCTGTACAAAACGAAGTAGATCACTGGGAAAGCTATATTGCGAATAAAGAATGGAATGAAAAGGTAGATATTGATGAAGCCACAGGTCTAATAAAAATGAAAGACTTTTAATGAATGATAAAGGATGGCCTGCAACTAAAAATCCACCACCAAATAAATTAGAAGTCTTACATGGTGTGGTATCAAAACATTTTGATCTTGGCGAAATAGATGAATTTAAAGCCAAAATGCAAAATCCTGATAAGAGACGTGTTTTTTATAGGGAAGCTACTAAAAAGAAATACGACCTTGGCGATTATGATGAATATGAACAAAAAGTTATCGCAGCACTCCCTCCTCAAAAAACTGCAATAGAAGAAATCAAGGAACCACTCAAAGCAGAACTGCATGAATTCTTTAAAATGCAACCGAAAGACGATACTAAGCCTGGCTGGTCTATTGATGAAGATCCGGGCGCCAAAGAAACTAAATTTCAGGACTGGTACAAAAATGTAGCAGATGCCCAGGGGCTAGATCCCAATCCCGATGATCCCCGTCATTTCTATGATTATAGGGCAGCATATAAAGCCGGGGCAATGCCAGATGAGACAGGACA